GAGGGGCTTGCTGATTTGGTCGGTCAGGCCTCCGTCCTATAGTAGATAATGCCTCTTCGCCGACTGTGGAATTAAGAGCAGCGGAAGTATTGACGTCGGTATTAGCGACGGAGGCAATGGACGACATGACGGGACCAGTAGTCTCGTCATCATCGTTGAAAGAAGCAGGATATGCATCAGCCATGGACTTAGTATAAATGGCAGCGTTCTCTAGTGCGGTAGGATCTGGGACCGTACCATCTTTCATATATGGACGCAATTGCGAGCCGGGGAGTGGTTGTAGTTCCCAGCCCATAATGGTCTTGATAATGACTTTGGATTCAGTAGATACACCATCGAACCAGGTAAATGAGATGTTAAAATCCGCCCAAGTGACATCAGTCATGATCGTCTCTATAAGGCCGTTAGTAGTAAAAGGCGAAATATGGAGAACGCCGGTAGAATCGGTCCATTCGTAGAAGCAATAGTACATGCCATTGCCAATATCGCGATCACGTGAGTTACCCTTGGGCATAGGTCGATAGGGCATGGCAGATTGTTGAAATTTCTGCACGACAAAAGCGCCCTCCTTAGCAGAACCGACATATGACTTCATAGAAGCTGCGACGACATCAGAGGTGACATTAAGAGCGTCGCCAAGACGAATGACCTGCGCAGGGAATGAAGTCCAGGTTGTATCGACTGGGTCATCGTCGCGGGTAATACTGATCTTTTGAAAACCTGCTTCAAGTGAAGTGGTGACACGTGGTTTATTAAGCCCACGATTGGCGGAATTAATGCGTTGAACGTGTTGACGAATGTCGTCAAAGCCGACGTGTGAGCCAAAACGCATGCCAAGTTCGCCGGCAGAATAAAACTGTTCGACATTGCTGCGTATTTGCGCAGAGTAGACCATACCCTGGTTATTAAGGGCGGAAGTATCAAGATAATAGGTGGTGGAGCGATAACCCTGACGCACGGAACCGATGGTATCGATATTATTACCATCAAAAGAGAACTCAATGTTCTCTTGACCGTTCTCGCCAGAACCGGTGGTGCGATACAACCAACCGTTACCATTACCTGGAGTGGCAAGAGTATTGGCGCGAACTACAGGATACTTGATGGACGGTAGATTGAGATAGATTGCACCGATGGAGCTGCCGAGGGTGGCAGGAGCATTGCTATCTTGCAATCGATATTCTGGAAAGACAGATGGCGTATTGTTGCAGTCGGGAATACCAGCATAGGTACTTGGAATGTCCGATGGTGGATGGACATACTTGGATTGCCAGGCCTTACCAGCTGGTGTGACTGAGGCAAGGGCATTGACTTTAGCAAGCATATCATTCTTTGGGTCAACAGAAGACATATTTAATTAATTAAATATTATTAAATTATTTAGAAAAAGTATTTATTAAGCATAATATATTATTTAAACTATTACAGTATTATTAAAAAGTAGAGTAGAAGCTAGCTAAAGGGAAGACTAAACTAAAGGGAAAAGGAGAATTAAAAGAAATTAGTTTGGTATAAGGTAAAGGATCTTAAAAACATTTTGTGGAATATCGTCTATGCTTTTGAGTTTAGTAAGCTGGTAAAGAAAGTCTAACATGGTGCGAACATTGTCTTCACTAATAGAAAGGTTGTATTGCTGATAGAAAAGTGAAGCAATAGTGCAACCATAAGTAAGATCAGAGTCAGAATCAATAACATCTAAGGAATCGGCTAAAGATATACGTACTTCTTCCCAATCAGTTTTATTGGTGTATATTTTGCTGAGAACTCTGGAACAGCGTCGAATAACATCAGGGAAAAAATCACCAGATGGTGTAATGATATTGGCGATATATTCAGCAATGGGTTTATTGTCCACTTTAATTTTGAAACCAAAAAGCGCACGAAGAGAATCGGAATTAATGCGATTTTCAGTGATGGAGCGTGCATTGCAGAAGCAATCGTCGCCTTTGAATGCAGCAAATTGTAGATCCTTGAAATCGTAACATGCACCGATAGAAGACATGTTAAACATGGTATTGCCGTCAAGAGTGAAAGGTTGCCCAGAATGTTGCATCCATACGCCATCAAGCCTGGCAGTGGTAGGTAACTTGTTGGCATCAGTACCACGTTCATACAGAGTCCAATGAGAACGCATATGATAATAAAAATCCATCATTTTATCGTTGAAACCGAGGGCTTTAAGGACGATTATTGATGCCCAAATGCCGCGTTCCTCCTGCGCGGTATCAAACTCAGAAAAATCAGAACTAAAATTAGTGTAATTAGGATCATTAAGGCAAGCACGGCCCTTAAAAAAACTTAGAAATATCTCGATCAGATGCACCATAGGAAAGCTGGACGTCCTTGGATACTAGTTGATGCACAATTCGACTATAACAACGGCAGAAACCGGAGAAGAGAATATTAAGCAATTTACTCCATGCAGAAATTCCTTGACCGGCCTTGTAGATAGTGTCAAAACCTTTATCACGAACTTCTTTAGGTTGTCTCTTAAGGTGGAATGATACAAGAGAATGATACGAGGAGGTCCACTCAACCTCAAGATCTTTAACCTTAGCTACATTGCCTTGAATCAACTCAGAAACAACGACTGATGTATTATGATCAAAATTGGCGGCGATGTCGAGCATGTCGCTGCGCTGTTTACCGGACAACCCAAGACGTTGTATGAGTTTTTCATCGACCTGGACACGACCATCACGAAGTGTGAGAGTATCCATGGCATCGGTTATCATATCCAGAAAAAGTGGTTGATCATTTTTGTTCGTAACGGTAAAATCAGTCATGAAGGCGGGGAACTTACGTTGGAGCTCTTTAAG